GAGTTTTTTGGAACGAGAAACATAAATACTTTGTGAATTTGGAAACCGACAAAATAAACAAAAGAGAACTTGGCAACTACGTTGCTTGGTTGGGTTTCGCAAATGAGAAAATCAGAAAAAGGAATGAGAAAAATAAAACCAAGGGTAAACCCGAGGAATCAATTTTGACAATCCAGGACATAATACTCAAAGAGAAGGAATCAAAACAACAAGAAGACCTAGAAATCATCAATACCAACACTAACGTTTTGTTTGACATCTTCAAAGCCTTCGGTTACGATCGTAAACGAGGACTTACAGTTGAAGGAGTTGCAAAACCGTCAGTACTAGAGAAAGATAAAGAAAAATGTGTACTTAGCTGGTTACAACTTTGTGATCGTCTTAATGGTGATTGGATGAAAGTTTATAAATATAAACTTGCCGCATTCTTTGCCGTCTGGATGAAATCTGAGATTCTACCAGAAGTCCCAACTGAACTGAAAGGCGATAAGCCCGGGTTCATTGTCGGGGGGGCCGCCGGGCGTTGGCTCACAAAAGCTTTAAAGGATATAGAACATAGTCCTACGAGTCCAGAAGGTCTTCTGAACAAACTTAAAGCATGTGAGTTACTAACGTCAGCAGCCAACAGTAAGAAAGGAATGGCCAGAGCATCCAAAAGTGATCTCAGGTTAAAAGAAAAAGAATTGTTAGTCAGTCTATCAAAAGTTCAAGACGAAACATCTGCTTGGGAAGTCACCGTGGGTGGCAAACTTATCGCCATCACAAAAGCTGACCTCCAGAACCAGATTCGAAGGACTGTATTTGAGGCGTTTGCTAATGTTATTAACAAACGTCGTAAGATGCCAGATGATGAAAATGAAGAGAAGGACCTTCGTAGAATTACGAAGGCCTATTTTCCCAGCACATCAGCAAATTACATCTACAGCCGAAAGAACGCCGGGTCCGTCGGGGCCATTATGGAAGACAAAGAGATTGCCGCCCTCAAGCAGGGCGGGGGTTTCATAAGAACAAGGATAGGAGGAAACGATGAAACGGAACACATAGAGGACGATAACTACGGATGGTTATACGAAAGAAACATGGACAATTTAAAGGGGGCATGCCGCAAGATGTGGATAATCTGCTTACGCAACGCGATTGAGGAGGAAAACCTCGCGGAACCGGTCGCTCTGGCAGAAGCTCTTAAAATAAGAGTTATCACAAAAGGGCCGCCCTTCAAAATGTTTGTACTTAAGTATCTCCAAAAGTGGATGCACAAAACACTTAAACAGCTGCCACAATTTGCCCTGATCGGTTCCCCGACCGGGGGCTTTGATACTTTCAGCAACTACTTGGAACACCTTCTAGACCTCGGAGAGGGTTTAAAAGAAGGAGAACGGTTCATTAGTGGAGATTACAAAGCGGCGACCGACAACATGAAGTCGTGGGCGTCCGAAGTGGCTGCAGAAGCAGTGAGTGAGGCACTAGAGTTACCATACATTATGCGTGACCTTTTCAAAGAATCACTGACAGAATACACACTGGTGAGCGAAAACCTTCCAGACGAAGAAGGATTAGAAAGTGTAAAGCAAACAGTGGGACAGTTAATGGGATCTATAACTTCATTCCCAGTGTTGTGTATTGTGAACGCATCGATAACACGCTATGCTATGGAACTAGGATCCGAAAAAACTATCAACCTCCGAGATTGTCAAATGGCAATCAATGGGGACGACGTTGTTTTTAAGGGAACAGCTTCACAGCAAGAGGGGTGGAGGAAGATAGTCGGCCTAGTAGGCCTTGAAGAATCGGTAGGGAAAACCTACTACTCTCCTGACTTTCTTCAGATCAACTCCACAAACTTTATCTTCGATAAAGTATCGAAACACCTTGTCCTAGTTAAGTACTTAAACATGGGACTGGTCCGAGGTATGACACGCTCGGGTTCACAAGACACACAAGTCAGTGTAGGTGAGGATAGTATTGGTACCAAATACCGCCAAATGCTAGAAATGGCTCCCCCACATTTACACAAACGTGCACACTACCTATTTACAAAGCACAACAGGGAAACACTTGACATGTACAAAGGGATACCATGGTATCTACCAGAATGGATAGGTGGTCTAGGGCTCATGGGGTTCATAGAACCCGACGAACAGGATCTACGCCGAGCCCAAAAAATCATAT